CCGAAAATTTAAAAAGTAAGTCCGCAACTATATAATAAAAAATTAAAAAAAAAATTTTTTTAATTTTTTTAATTTTTTTAATTTTTTTATTTTTTTTTATTTTTTTTTAATTTTTTTAATTTTTTTAATTTTTTTAATCTTCATCATCATAATCATCATAAATAATTTCATAACCCATCCAACCTCTACCCTGACCGGTTCCTGGGTATGGTCCAAGTTTTTTTTCCAGATATTCAATTAATTCTTTTCCTTTCGGTGCTTTTGTGTCATATTCTCGACTCCACCATTCTTTAAATTCTTTTTGAACAACCGACTTTGAAATTTTATTTTGCTTTTCGGGATTATTTGAATCAACGACAGATTTTCTTATTTTGTCTGAAACAAATTTAGCAAGATAATCTTGATTTTCTCTATATTTCTTACTTGCTACCAATACTTCATCACAATCTTCTACTTTTCCTTTCGTTTCATTAACCTTTTTTATTAACATACTTGCGAATATTGGAACCCAAGATTCAAATTTACCCTCCAATGTTTTATCTTTTTTAAATTCTTTTTTTTCCGGGTCATCGCTTGGATTATCTATAAATTTTGATTCGAAATCCACAACGCGGATTCTTCTCCACGTTCCTTCATCATTACTTTTAATATCAAATAATGTATTTGTGCAACATGCCAGTTTAAACATTGGGATAAATGTTATACTCGTTTTAAATAATTCTCTGGCTTGAATTGGGTCGCCGCCTGTAATTTCTTTCATAATGCCTTCATTAATGACATCTCCTTTTGAAGGTTCATTCATTACGGCATATCTTAAACCTTTCAATTGTGCGACTTCAGATGAAGTTCCACCAATACTTAATCTCTTTTGTGTAATTAAACTAATGGGAACTGTTCCTTTATAATCACCCAAAACCATACCAAATAATTTAACAAACACTGACTTACCATTGCTACCAACACCTGTATATATATTGAAAGTTTGATTTTGATTTGTCCCTAGTAGACATGATGCTAAATGTTGCCACATATATTCACGTAATCTTTCATTTGGAAATAATTTTGACATAAAATCATTAATTTCAGACATTATTTTTTTATGTTGTGTATTATTTTCATCAATTTCAATATATTCTATATTAGTAGATTTCGAAATATAATCTTCTGGAATACCATCTCTAAAAGTTTCTTGTTCAAAATCATATACTCCATTTTTAAAAGATATTAACATTGGATTTTCATCTAACATCGCTTCTAATTTATTGTCATAATGTAATTCTTTTGACTCAACCATAATATTATTTTTTTGGCTCGTATCTTTTAATCGCATAGAAATTTTATTATAAACTGCAGCTTCGGTTGTTAATCTTTCCTGTGTTTCAGGTGTCATTTCAGTATCTTTGTGAAATTCTTCCAAAATATCCGTTTGTTTTTGTATATATAAAGGAGATATCATATTTGAAAATTTTCTTCTTAATCCAGTTCCGGATTCCGATGAAATCCATCTATGATTTATAAACTGATACCATCTATTACTTTTAATAGATGTGCATCTATATCTATCAAATAATAAATGATGGATTAGAGTTGCAATATCATTATCAGTTCCTTTTCCTTCCAATGTTTTTTCGATATAATATTTTGTAGTATTATCTCTAATAATTTTGTATTCTGATGGATTTGATTCTCTTGACCAGTATCTTATAGAACCTTCTGTTAATCCTTTACCTTTATTGAAAGAATTCCATTCTTTCAATATATACTCAATATTACCTGTATCGCACCAATCAAATTTATCTGATTGGGCTGACCATCTCAAAAAGAATGGATATAATAATGAATTAATATTTTTTAAAGCCCATAATACTCGAATCCATCTTGGATATGGATTATAATATTTTTCATCCAAACATAGCATTATATAATCATTCATTTCTTTTATATTTGATAAACTATTTGATTCATTCGATAAAATAATGTCAATAACATTATTACATTGTTCTTCTGATAAAATATTTTTAAAACTTTTAATAATCCAATCTTTCCCTATATGAGTCTCTTTTATAATGACCGTATTTTTTTCAACTTTTTTTATTTTTTTTATTTCATTTTCAAATTCTTTTTTTATAAAAATCTCTTTAATATCACTATTTCTAATTAGTAATTTTTTAACTAACTCTTTCTTTTTTTCTTCTTTGATATTATTTTCAACAATATCAAAATCACCATCGCCGTCGTTTTGCACTGTAAACTTATATTTTAATTTATATGGTTCTCCACCTGGTTTTTTTGATCCATACATTAACCAACCAGTATTGCCACTTGAAATACTGTTATCAAATATATCGTCGATACTATTTTCAAATTCAAATCCACTTGAATTAAATATTTCATCATTTATTGTATGCATTATTTTTTCTCTTAAAAATACTTGTTTTTCATGTTTTAATTTTAAGTTTATTTGAATGTGTATGCCATCCTTCATATAATCTTTCTCTTCTACCATTTTATCTTTCAATAAAACAAAAATTTCAAAAGTGTCTATTTTTTCTAATTCAAAATAATAATTAATTTTATCAATATATGTTTCAACTATGTCGCTTATAACATCATCCCCAAAAATTCTATCTTTTGTATCTTTTTTCAACTTAAAATCTAAATCTATTAAAATAGGCCCTCCATTTTCTTTATCTTGCAATTCTGTCAAATATTCACTTCCTTTATTTTTAAAAACATGGGAGTTATATGCTTTTAAAAACATTTTAAAAGTTTTTTCATCATCATAATCGATATTATACGCACCACCTTTAATGTTTAAAGTTTTATTTCCTATCCTAGTATGGGTTGGTTTTTCACCTTTATCTATAAAATATTGATTTATAAATTTTGTGAAATTTACAAGATTCATGTATAACGATTATAGATATTTTTTTTTATTATATTTTTTAATAATTAATAAAATCAATTTTATTTTATGGAGAGAATTTTCATAAAATAAATTATTAAATACATTTAAAAGTTTAAAGTAATAATTTACTATTATGAATACTGCAAACAAAAAGAGATTAGCTAAAGATGTAGTCGATATTATTAAAAATCCTTTAATAGATAATAATATTTATTATAAACATGATGATAATGACATGTTAAAAGGTTATGCTTTAATAATTGGACCGGAGGATACAATATACAATTATGGATATTACTTTTTTAAATTTAATTTTAAAAAAGATTATCCTTATGCACCACCAGTTGTAGAGTATTTAACAAATGAACATGGGATAAGATTCCATCCAAATTTATATAGAACAGGAAAAGTTTGTTTATCACTATTAAATACATGGAATGGAGAACAATGGACATCTTGCCAAACAATAAGAACCATTTTATTAAATTTAGTAACATTATTTCATAATAAACCATTATTAAATGAACCGGGTATAACTGAAAAATATAAATATTTCAATGAATATAATGAAATTATAAAATTTTCGAATTATAATACTGCTATTATTTCCGTTTTAAGAAAAAAAATTGTTCCAAAAATGCATGATATATTTAAAGATATTATTTTAGAAAATTTTAAAAAGAATAAAGATAATATTTTAAAAAATATAGAAAAATTAAAAAATAAGAATGAAAAAAATAAAAAATTGGAAATAAGTTTATATGGTCGTATGAATTGTAACATTGATTATGAAAAATTGTATATTTTTTTTATGAAAAAAACATTTTAAATTGAAACTATTTTAAATATAATATTTTAATAATATAATAAAATGCATTTTTGTAAAAATTGTGGTAATATGTTATATCTTAAAATAAGTAAAGAAGGTGAGGAAACATTGATTCACTATTGTAGAAAATGTGGTAATAATGAAGAAAATATTGTAAATGAATCTAGTGAAGTTATATGTGTTTCAAAAACACATATAAAAAAAAAACAACAAACGTATAAAAATATTATTAATGAATATACAAAATTAGACCCGACATTACCAAGAATAAGAAATATAAAATGTCCAAATAATGATTGTATCTCTAATTTGAAAAAAGAATCAAAAGAATCAAAAGAATCAAAAGAATCAAAAGAATCAAAAGAATCAAAAGAATCAAAAGAAAGCGAAATCATATATTTAAGATATGATGATGAAAATATGAAATATATATATTTATGCACTGCATGTAATAATTCTTGGAAAAATAATTAAAAAATATTAAATTTTATTAAAAATTTAATATTATTAAAAATTTAAATATTTTTTTTTTATTAAATTGATTTTATATATATTAAAAATAATAATTATATATATAAAATGAGTAATAATTCCAATACTAAAGAAAGCAAAAAAGAGGAAAGTATGGAAGAAGGCGAGGTAAAGGAAGAAAGCAAAAAAGAGGAAAGCAAAAAAGAGGAAAGCAAAAAAGAGGAAAGCAAAAAAGAGGAAAGCAAAAAAGAGGAAAGCAAAAAAGAGGAAAGCAAAAAAGAGGAAAGCATGGAAGAAGGCGAGGTAAAGGAAGAAAGCATGGAAGAAGGTGAGGTAAAGGAAGAAAGCATGGAAGAAGGCGAGGTAAAGGAAGAAAGCATGGAAGAAGGCGAGGTAAAGGAAGAGGTTAAGGAAGGTGACGAAAAAAAAGAAGAATCTAATTTCTTTGTTGAAACAAAGGAAAGTATATTTTTAAAAGAAACATTACTCGATATAGAAAATAAGGAAGTTGAATTATCATCTGATGAAGAAGACGATGATATAGTGAAAATAGAAAATAATATTGAATATAATATATTAGATAAATATCATCCTGAAATAAAGCAATTAAATAATAATGAATTAAACTCGAAAATTATTTTAAAAAGAAATAAAGATGGTATTATTAAAGACGTTAATCATACGACACTTCCAATAATGACACGATATGAAAGAGCTAAAATTATAGGATTCAGGGCAACGCAAATAAATGCAGGTGCCGATATTTTAATAGATATTCCTGACAATATTATAGATGGAATTACAATAGCAAGGATGGAATTGAAGCAAAAAAAGATACCATTTATTGTGCGAAGACCATTGCCAAATGGTAAAAGTGAGTATTGGGATATAAATGATTTGGAAATTCTCGAATAAATTAACGGAATGGTCTAAATTTAGCTCTTGATAAAGTAGAATATATTTGGGCTTTCGTCAAAACTTCAGAGTTTGGAAATAAATTACCAGTTGTAGCAATACCAACCATACCAATCTTTTTACATGTTGTATTAATTGGTTGATATAGTTTTTGATTTTTTGTTGTATTATTATAACGCCCATATTCAAATGTATTGTTTTCGCAAATGAAATTTTTTGTTTCTTTAAATCCAGTAATCATTTCCACCCCTTCCCAAACTATAACAGATTCTACTTTATAATCAACTGTTAAATAAGGTATAGCTCTCAAATCTGTATAATATTTATTAGTTGTTGATGCTATTAATATATATTCTTTCGTTGTAGGATTTTGAGAGCGATAAATATTAAATTTATTTGTAACACTTAAATTATCATTTTTAAAATACCAAAATAAATAAACATCTTTTTCATTTCTTATTACGCTATTTAAATCACTAATTGTATTAACATCTACAACATTAAAATAAATTTGTGGGCCTTGTAAATTTGAATAAGCTCCAGATAAATCTATTTCATTATTTATAATTTCTTTTGTTGTATAATTAATATAGCCTATTCCTGTTTCGCTAACTATCGCACTGGAAACGTCGGTGTCTTGATATGTTACATTTTCTATTCTTATATTATTTTGTTTATTTATTTTTGTATTTAATATTTGTCCTGTATGGTTAGTATTCAAAAAATTATTAAATGCATTTTTTGATGCATCTGTCGCAGTGTCATGCAGTTTGAGAGGGGTGTTTAAGTATTTCATATTTAAAATAGTTTTCCCCAAATGTGTTATTGATGTATTTGATGCAAAATTATATAATTGCATTGTTAATAATTCATTTAATATTTCATTTGTTAAATAATTTTCTATTTGATAAGTTATCTTAAAAACTCTTTGTTTTCCTTGTAAATTTTCTCCCATAAAATTAAAACCAGATGTTATATTATTAAAATTTATATTACCACTTGCATCTAATTTAATTATCTCTTGATTGTTAATTATTTCTTGGTCTGGGTTATTTATTTCGAGTGATGACAAGGTATCATACTCCAAAAGATTTCCACCAGAATCTTTTCTATTTATTCTATAAATAATTTTTGAGTTTATATTGTTTTTCCAACATTTAAAATATTCAACTTCAACCGTAAATTCATTATATGTATTACTATCAAATAATGGTAATTTAAAATTATTTAAACTAATATCTGGATTCATTTTTTCCGTGTTTTGTGAAATATCAATATATCGCGAAACTAAATCCCTTGGTCTTGTTTCATATAACCCGAAATCACCACTCACCCATTTACTTGTTATTACAGAATTATTTTCAACTATACCACTATTAATTGTATTTGTAAAAAATGGTTTTGTTTGTTTTAATTTAATCTTACACATACTTATCTTGTCAAAATTATTCATAGAAGTATCAAATATACCCACCACATATTCATTATAGCTTAAATCATGATTTAAAATATTATTTGAATAATCTAAAGGTTCAAATAAAAAAATATCATCATTTCTATTTATACCACTAATATCAGCTTTAAAATTAAATTTCTTTCGGACAAACGCAAAGTTCAATGATATATCTGTGGTTGGTTCTGCTGAAGTATTTAAATCTTTATAATTATTAGATATATCGGCACTTGTTGATAAAGCTGTAGTTTTTGCATCCGAATTTATTATTTTTTCAAATCTTGAAATACCAAACAAATCTTCTTCTATTATTAACAAAGCCATGTAAGTATTCGAATTAGATATGTCCGCTGCCAGAAATATATTTTGACTGCAATCACTCAAATCACCGGTTGAGAACCGATTAAAACTGACGTCTGGATTATAAACTTTATCACCTGTTTCAGGTTCATATTTGATTAAGAATTCAGTTTTATTCATACTTGCATCAAAATTTTTAGTATTATAAACGATATAATTAGTATCATTTTTATTATTTGGAATACCGTTAAGTTCGACATTTGACAAATCAAATGGTATTTTTTTTAAATATCTTTCCATAACATTCTCTTGTTCAGTCTCACCTTTTTTTGTATTTTCATTACTGGTATTTGTATTTGGAACATTTGGGTCTTTTGTTGTAAATAAATCACTATTATAAATGGTAGAAAATCCTATCTTTATTTTACCATGTATCAAATTTGTATTTTTAAAATAAAAAGCGTAATCAAATCTATCTAATGGTAGTAATGGATTTTCTACCAAACAAACAATATTGTCGCCAGTGAAAGATTTAACATTTGATGCTGATATTTCAATTACACCACTAATATCCACACCATTATCTTTATTTATATATTCATACTTATTAAAATAATTAGAAGATGGGTCCATTATTGTTGCATTATTGTAGCTTAAGTCAACATTGTATTGCAGTTTCTCATTTAAAGGGTCATAAAAATTTGTATTACTATATGTCAATAATCCACTATTGGTTGTCTTATCTATATCGTATACATCGATTTCACCATGATATAAAGTTTTTCTACCATTTATTTTAATAGTATTTCCTTCCATAAGTTGACTATTAAAAAAATTTTTTTTAAATAAAGCGTAATAAAATTCGCCATTTACTACATTTTTTTTTTTTGGGATTTTTTTTT